TAACCTGTGCATCAGCCACAGATTGTTTGTAGGTCTCACTTGGTCTTGTTAATACTTGTACTATCTTTGCCATTATCTTCTACCATCCGCTTGTAAATCTAATCTAAATGTGCCGAGCTTCCAATCTTGAGCTGTGCTTGTGTTTTCTACTTTTAATGCGATAGCTCTAGCTCTGGCTCTTGTATCTACTTTTGTTGTAGACGAAGTTACTGTAAAAGGTCCTAACGAAGAACTAGCTGCAGTATCATTTGAATAATTTTTTAAATTAAGTGTAATTTGTGTATTACCTGTTTGTGAAACAAAGTCTGGTATAAATCTTCTTATCTTCATCATAAACTCTCCGTCACCTCTAAGATCTGCAATATTAGTTTGTGCACCTCTAATTACTCTTTGTGTAATATCAAAGTCTCCTGATAATATGTTTGCTTGAATAGCTGTAACTGTACCACCTTTAACTTGATCTGTGCCTGTCTCATGTTGATAATATGTTGTAATACCGTCGGTGTTTCCTTGCACGTATGTAGATGATGTTGCAGGTTCCACTCCATCGGCATCATATTCTAAAGCATGTGGGTTACCAAACACTGCAGAGTCAGCCCACGCTGTTCTAGCTAGTGTTCCCACTGTCCATATTGGTCTTCTTGCTGATGAGTCTTGATAATTATAACAAACCATTCTGTTTACAACTGCAGAGTTTGCTGTAGGATAAAACCACATAATTTCACCAAACAAATTATTTAATCCTGCACTAATCATTTGATTACCAGAATCTAAATTAATATCATCGTATACAAAGTCCTCCACTAAACATGGTAAAGATTCAAGAGCACCAGCATATTTAAAGAAACCGTTTTCTGAAAACCAGTATGCGGCACCATCCACCTCTACTGCTGCATTCTTACCTGCAAGTCCACAGTTTGTACCTGCTTGTACGAAGGCAAATGTAAAAGGTTGACCTACGAATCTTTGTAAGAATAAAGCTGTGTCTGTGTAAACATAGATTGCATCTCTACCTCTAATCGCTCCCATGATCCGTGATCCGTCAGCCAGTCTTTGTGTGCCAGCCGTGTTGGTTGCTGTAGGTGTGTAAGTATTAATATCTTCTTGGTCTGAGAATCTAATGAACATATCATCTTGAGTAGACTTATCACCAATCGTTGTTTCTGTACCAAAGAATACTAAGTGTCGATCCGGTGTAGATACTAACATATGTCTTGAAGCTGTAGGTGCGTTAGATATGATAGTAGCTCTAGAATTTGTTGCATCTGAAGCTGCAGAGTTCCACTCAAAAACTTCACCATCTACAATTAAACAAATAGCTTTGTCACCAAAGTTGTCAATGGACCACATACCAGGATCTACAATTAAGTCTCCCGATGCTGCTTCACCCCATGCTACGAAACTAGATGAGTTGGTTACTGTTGCTCCAGCAGAGTGTGATGCTGCAGTCGTATTTCTTACACCTCTTGTTACACCGGTTAGTGTGTTTGTAGATATACCTGTGTAAGATATTTCTTCTGTTCCTATCTGAACAAAGTTTGTACCTGATGATGGAAACTGTGATGCATCGTTTAATGTTATACTTGTAGAAGATGAAGATATGTCAGAAGATAGAACTGTTGTGAACGCTCCTACTTCTGTTCCACCCCAAGATCCAAGTGACCAACCAAAACCTTGTGATTGCACATCTGGTCCGACTCTAAAATAATGCTGTACTCTAATACCACCAGAGGTTGTTGCACCAGATCCTGTTTCTGCGGATGGCATTGTAATAGTAATTGTATTTGATGCAGGCACTGTTGTTGCCATAAATCTTATATCATCAAAATCTGATGCACCAAAGTTTGAACCTGTGATAGATGAAAAGTTATCTAATAAAACAATGTCACCAGCCTGTATACCATGATCACCAGAAAAGTTTATTGTAACGACCGCTGATCCGTTAGTCGTAGTAAATGCATTTGATAAAGTGTTTGTAGATTTAATTGGGTGTATGTCGTAAAACACACCACCAGAGAAAGCGTATAAAATTCTGTTTGATCCTATAATAGAGTATTTTCTACCCTCACTATTAGTAAATTGATGTAAAGCTCTAGCTGCACCTGTAATATTGTCAGCACCTAATTGTTTCCAACCACCTATCTTTTCAGGTGTAGAATACCTAAAACGGACATTATCACAGTCTATCCACTGACCCTCCGCAGCTGTTGCAGTAACTTGTTTATTTATACCAGGTTGAAACCCTATCTTTTGTAGCATAGATCTCCAGATTATATTAGATTGCGTTGATATTCAACGTTATTTGGCTCCTGTTGGAAGACCCAACATAGCTCTTTTATCATACAAATTAGACTTTGCAAATGGTCCATCTGCATGATTATAGTGTAAAAATACTTGACCACAAAGATTACCTTGAAAAGGCTCTCTCCAATGTTCTAGCTCACATCCAGAGTAAATAAGCATATCCCCTACATTTAACTCTACTTTTACACCTTTAGGTGCATTGGGCTTATGTATGTTCTTATACTCGTCTATGACGTTGTCAGACCCCGTAGGATCGATAAATATAGGCCATGGATCTCCACCTAGATTTAATGTGGTAGATATCTCACAACTAGGTCTATCTTTATGTCTTTTTAATTCAGACCCTTTTTCGTAAACCCTAGCGTAAGAATAGGTAGGCACTAAATTTAAACCAGTTTTTTCTTTCATTACAGGGAGCACTTTCATAAGTAAAGTTTCCATAACATGATCACCATAAATAGAATAACATCCAGGAACTTGTTGATCTGTCCAAGTTCCATAAAAACTATTTTGAGCTATAAGATTGTTATCATACATAAAACCAATAGCGTCCCTTTTTAAAAGAAAATAGTTATAGCAAAAGTTTGCTAACTCGTAGGATACTGCGTTTTTTATAACTGTGTATTTATTAAAAGAGGCCATGTTGTGTAAAATTAAAACTTATTGATATTCTTGTATCATTTGACTGATTAAGGTCAACAAGATGTTCTAGCCATGCTGGAAACATAATAACTCTATTTTCAACAGGTTCTACATGTAACTCTTTCCATAGATGCTCAGGCAAAGGCACCTTTTTTTGATTTGGAAAAATATATTTTGGTCCAGGTCTAGGGTCATTAAATTTTATTTGACCAGAATTTTTAGGAACTTTAACATAGTAGGCACCACTAAAAAAACTATTTGCATGAACATGATTTCTGTTAAAGCTATCTTTATAATTTATATTAGCCCACATGTTTCCCAAATGAGGTTTGCTATCTAAAAATTCTTCTTTATAGATATCCTCTTGCATTTTATATAATTCATCCACTAAAGGTTTAAACACAGGTATGGTGTGCATATTAGTTTTACTATGCCAACCTTTTACATTAGTTTTTTGTACACCTGGATCTTTTTGAGACCATTCCATAATCGCTCTTTCAAAGAGTTTAATATCTAGTTTTAAATCTTTTGCGTAAATTAAAGTCGGAAAAAAAGCTGCTTTCATCATTTAACAAAAACTCCATCTACAATTTTACCCTTTCTATTTTTAATATCTTCATAGGCAACACTTAAGCACTCTTCCATGGTTAAATTATTTCTTCCCTTTATAAGATTTCTGTCTTGATGCCACTTAATAATCTTATCAATTAATTTAATCATTTAAACGGCTCTCCCCCAAACCACATGACTAATGATTTTCTAATTCCTCTTGTTACTGGAATAACTCTATGGTTTACAAAACTTGCAAAGAATATAGCATGGCCTTGTTTAGGTGATTTAATGTTACCTGGCCTTTGTATTTCTAAACCACCTCCTTCAAATTCATGATCCGCCGATAAAATTAAACTCATTGATATCTTTCTAACTGGAGGTTCTTTAGACATGTTAGTATCTAGATCCATGTGCCATTGATAAAAACCCCCTTCAGGATATTCTGTGTACTGGGCATTTTCGTTTATCTCCATGTTTTCAAAACCAAAATGTCTTTTGTTTGTCATGTACATGACCTCTTCTAACCTTTTATACATGGGCTTTGCATCAGGATGATTAAAAGGAATCCAGCTAATATGTGATATTCTTGTTTTAGTATCAACGGCTCCTTTGTCTCCTTCTCCACCAACCTCTGCTTGAATAGGTGGTAAAGATCTTCCAAGTCTACTTATAATATTACATTCTTCTGGAGTAAAAATCGGTGTTGTTGTTTCAACAATGTATGATTTCCAGTGCGGTTCTTTTTTAATCATGTGCTCCTTTGTTAATAATAGGGTCATAACTAACATCACAGTTTGCAGCCAATGTTCTTCTTGTTTCACCAGTGGAGTGAAATGGGTACACGCAATGTCTTACGTCATAAGGAAAAATATAGAAGTCTCTAATTTTTACGTCAGGTGTATAATCTGTTCTAGTAAACTGCCCGTTAGTATTTCCTATTATTTGTAGTGAGCCATTCATAGGGTTATGTTCAGAGGATACTTCTTTTCCATAATGACTCGGTAATTTTAAAATCATTACAGAGGACAATCCTGTAAAAAGATTACCTTGATGAATATGAATTGGGTTGTATTCATTATCTTTCATTTCATTAACCCATACCGATGTAAGACTAATTCTATCATATTTAATTTTATTAAACTCTAAATAAAAACTATACATAGACAAAAACCAGTCATATACATTCTTAGTTAATTTGTTGTGCTTTGTCATTTTTTCGTTATCTGGACCATTATAAAATAAAGAATGTTCATTTTCTATTTTACCCACTAGTTGTTTATTTGCTTTTTTAAGAACAGGTAAATTAGATGTATATATGTAATTGATCGCCATGTAGATATCCATGGGAACTTCGATTTTTAAAACCGATTGTCCTAACCAAATATATTTATATTTCATATCTATTCTGGTTTTTTATAAAAAGTTTCTTTATTAGATATTTCTTTTTTCTTTTCATGTCCCAGCTCATTATCTTTCTTAACTCTTTTAATTGTTTCCATTTGACCAACTACGTTAAATACTTCAGGTTGTGAAGAACCTTCAGTCAAAGTTTTAACTTTATTTTCCATGATTCTTCTATACGACTCTAATTGATGTGTGTTCACATCATCAGTATCAAAACTACCATCGTTAAATTCTTTTTTAAGTTTAGACCACATTTTTAATTCTCTCATTCTATCTTTAGCAACTAATTCAGAACTAGCTTGGTGGTATATTTTTTCATCAAGATCAATTTGATATAATTCTTTTTTATACTCGTTTGTTTCCTCTTCAACTTTCTTTTTAAGTCTTTTTATTTTAGCTGCATTTCTTCTGTATTCAAAAGACAAAGCCATTAAATTTTCTAAGAAAACGTTTTGTTCTCTGACACATTGCCAATACTTTGCTGCTTTCGTTGGATATTTTAAATCTTGTAATACTGATATTCTGGCCTCCGTCTCTGTTCTAAAAATTTGTTTTTTAGTCCAAGTGTCTCTAAGTTCACCCACCATATTTTTAAATTCTGCCACATCTTCTTGTGGTAAAATATTATGAAGATGATCTTCTTCTTTTTCAATCAAAGGTTTAATATTGCTATACTCTTTATTCATTTCTAATTTCTTTATATCTTTTATAAAATAAAAGTCAAATACTAATCAGTATCAATAGTCACTGTAGCAGGAGCTGGCCCTGTAAAGTTTTCTGTTACGTTAGTAGGAGATCCTACCCAACCACCTGCAATCATACCGTTGGCAACTGTTCCTGATCCTTCTACTTGACCTCTAGCCGTATTCATATTTGCTGTCGTTGCCCAACTCGTGCCATTATAAAGATTACATGTATTAGTTCCACTTGGGGGAGGTGGCCCACCTGCACTTACTGCGTTAGTTTGAATTCCAAATCCTGCTTGGTTTTGTTTACCAACAGTCATAGATGGGGCAGTTGTCCAACTTGTTCCATTATAAAATTCTGCTGTAGCTACTTGTCCTGGTTCACCACCATAAGCTATCGCTGCAGTTTGTGTTCCAGCGCAATTTCCTTGTATTTTACCACGGCTTGGTGTTCCGCCCGATGTCCAACTTGAACCATCATATTCTTCTGACTCTTCACCATCAAAAGCTAAAGCGGCTGTTTGAAGTCCAAGAGCTTGACCTGGGACATTTGAAAGCCCTGACATGTTTCCACCATCAGTCCAACTTGAACCATTATATTCTATAGAACCTCCTGGGTCACCCACACCACCTACGGATAAAGCAGCTGTTTGTGTTCCACAACCAGCGCAGTTTCTAATACTTGTTGGTAAGGCTGTTGCGCCTGTCCAAGAAGATCCATCGTAGTGTTCTACGTTGTTCACTGCATTTGCTCCTGGAGGAGTGTATCCACCAAAGTGCACCACAGCATTGTAAGCTCCGTTTTTAGAATTTCCACCACCAGCTCTTGCTGTTCCAAGATTACCACTACTTGTCCAAGAAGCTGACCCTAAATTAAAAGCTTTCAATGTATTAGAAGTGC